TAATACTTGAATTTGAGTTAATTCTTGTTCCTCTTGTCCCTCCTGGGATTAATGGAAGAATTTCTCTAAATGGAGAATTGTTATATGTACCATTATTGCCACAGCCAGATGAGTCTGATGCTACTGATCCAGAAGCTTCATCTAGTTTCCAGAACCCTACTGGAGAATCCTTAATGACATTTAGGTAATAAGACATCTTATGGCTCAGGATACTTATAAAAGAATAGAGGTATCGCTTCCTTTTGACCTGCAGTAACTTCTAGTGATGCATGTGTAAAGTCTGCTGTTGCTGGGAAAAATATTACAGACCCAGCCTTTGGTTTAATCTTAATATCTTGCTGATCAAAATACAGTTCGCCACCCTCATAGTCATCATTTAAATAAATCACAGCAGATAAAATTGTTTCATTGCCTTCAAATGGGTGTAAGTCAAAATGTCTTCCCATGTCTGCGCCAGTATTATATACCTTTATATCAAACACGTTTGGAAGATGAGGAGTATCTGTTATATGTAGGTGCTTAAAATATTCTTCAGATAAAGCTTTTGCACATCTTTTAATTTGAGTGCAAAATGATATGGCATCCTTATGACCTTTAGAGATGTCCTTACTTGCTGGATCAAAATCAAATCTTGCTGTTTTTTGCTTACCGTAATTAAATGTATCATCGTCATTTGCAAGCCAAGGCGTCCACGGTGAAATAGGATAATCAATATCTACTGCATTTGGATCCTTCTGCTCTATTAAATAATCCTGATCAATTTGATCTAGTGCTGGTACCATGCTTTGTGAGTTAGTAATCACATTATTAAATATAAATATCTTGTCTGCAAGCTTAGTTAATTCTTCTGTTAGCTCTGATCCGTTAATAATCATTTTTCACCTTTTCCTTTATATATTGGAGCATTGCCAATAGCTTTATCTTCTGCCCATTTATCATACTGAACATCCTGCTCTTTTCTAGTTTGAGCTAATTCGTCTGCCCATCTTTGTCTTTGCTCGTCAGTATATTCAATTCTAGCATCATCCCAGAATGAACCAATTGTATATCTTACGCCATCTTTAATCTGTGTAACCTCGTGTTCATTACCATGTCCACCTTTAAAAATTGCAATAAGTCCAATCTTAGGTTCAATGGTAATATCGTAGTCTCTAAAGTTTAACAAGCCACCCTTGAAGTTTTCATTTAAATAAAGGAATCCAGCATATCTACTTCTTTCAAAAGCTGTGGGGTTACCGTCTTCATCAGAATTATCTGAGTGAAAGTCTGCAAAAGCTCCTTCTATCCATTTTTGTGCATGGTAGCTAATCTCTGCAAACTTGTGTCCAAATATTTCTTCTCCAGCTTTTTTAAACTTAAACTTAAGTCTATTAAAGTAATCTTCTGGCAATCCAAACTCTGGCAATATTGGGTCTGAATCCCAGAAGCCCATTGCAAAAGAATCGTAGAAAGAAATTTGATTCCACTTAAGTCTCCCAGTTTCAACTAGGTTTTCTAAATACTTAATCATAGCAGTAGCTTCTTGCTCTGTTATAAAGTTTTCAATTGTATAAACATCGTCCTTCCATTCTTTAATGGTTGGATATTTATCTATAACTTCTTGACTAAGCGTTGCCATCTTCTCTCAACTTTCTAATTGTCCAAAACCAAGGTGAGGTGTATCTTGTGCCAGATATAACTTTATCTACGCCATGAATATAGTTTTTGTCTCCTGGGAAGAAATATACTGCACGTCTTTTTGGCTTAAAGGAAATCTTTTGTCTTGGAAAATGTAGCTCTCCGCCCTCATAGTCTTCATTTAGATAGAAAATTGTTCCTAGATCGTACCAAGGGAAATCATTTTCTGTTCCAGCATCTGGGCCCTCGTGAAGCTCTTTATCGGCATGAGGAAACTGAAATGTACCAACTGGCCATCTAACAATAGCTGGGTTGGTTGGCTCTGCATCAATGATATTAAAGAACTTTTCAATTTCTGGCTTAAGTCTTTGAATTACCCCACGTAACATTTCAACTACCTTAGGGTCTGCTTTCATTAGAGTATTAAGTGTTGCAACTCTATTTTCCCATGGTCTATGGTCATAGATAATAGTACCGTTTTCGTTGTAGTGAGATTCTGTTACATCCCAAATTTTGTTTTCTCTAGCAAATGTCTCTAGGAAATCGCATTCCTCTTCTGTTAAAAAGTTTTCAATCTCCCCAATCATTTCTGGGCCTTCTCCAAAATATCCAGATGGAGTTATTGACTTTCTTGCAGTTCTTACATTTCTGCCATCTTCTAATGCATCGTAATTTTGAATATTGTCTTCGCTAATTGTACTTTCAAATGCCATTTTTTCTCCTATTCATAATTCTTTTTTACCCACGTTTTCTTTTTATATATCCCACCAAATGGGACTCTATACTTTTCTGTTGTTGCTGTGTGCCTATCATACATTTCTTGGTTAGTATAATATATGTGCTCCGATTCCCAATCTTCTCTTTTTATAGGAATGATTTGTGCATACGGAGTCCCCTTTGGAATTAACCCAGAAAATCCTTCTCTTAGGAAAAACGGAGTTAATCCTGGCATAGGATACTTGTCACTGTCAATTATACCAGCCACTGTTAAAAAAGGTAAATCAAATCTATTTAATGGGCTTGTAACTAATGCGCTATATCCAGCAGGCAATTCTATACCCCAATTTGGCCACCAATGAAAGTGCTTTGCATGATAGCCAGAAGGATTAACAAATTGTGGCATGGCATGTCTAGCGTCACAGAAATCTTTAAACTTTTCATCAATCTTCATGTATGGCTCACCTTTATATTGTACAAACATTATGTCTGTTGGAGTTAATAAAGTATAGCCTGCGCTAAATACATCTAAAAGAGCTGGGCAAGATTTAAAACCAAGGGATCTTTCTTCTGGCTCTTGGTGAGGATATTGTGCTGGAATATATTCGCCGTCGTCACCAAGCCAATACTTTGTTGCTTTATTCCACCATTCTGGCATAAATTTTTTAATTGGTGCAGGAACTAAATCTTTAAACTCTTCCTCATTATTATAAGGTCTTGCAGATCCAAATTTAATTTTTGGCATTGTTTTCCTCTCTGATAACCTTAAGCTTTAAATTTTTTACTTCATGAGAGCCTAATTTATTACCTAGATAATCAACGGCGTCTCTATAAAAATTAGTCCACTTCTTTTCTTCTGCCAATTTTGAAACAAATTTAATATGGTCCGTTTCATTGTAAACGTCGGCAAATGGTGACTTTGGCATATCTGGTTATTCTCCATGCTACTGGAAACTCTGCATTATAAAACGATGTGCTAATTGCTGTTGTAAATGGTTGAGCTCCATCAATAAAATAATTAGGGGCTGGCATTCCTAACAAGCTTACATTTTCTTCTGTTCTAAATGTAAATCCAGTCTTAAAGCTTATTGTTCCATTTGCTCTTTCTGCGTAACAATACTTAGCACCTTTTAAAATTTTTACATGTTGAGGGTCTGAGCTAAGCTGGCCATCCCACATAAAAACAATTTCTTCTGGAAAGGATATGCTCCACCCCATTGAGTTAGTAAGTGTTACTGGAAAACATGTATAGGCATGCCTATCGTATGTCTTTTCCATCCAATCTCTTTTTACGGAAAGTGGTTCTAGAATACCCAGAGGATCAATTGCTTGATAAGCCTTTATCTTATGCATAGCCTTCTGTATATCTTTTTTCAATATCTCTATAATCTGGAGTATGTGGTGCCTCTAGATAATCAAGCATTGTGACAATAGAATACTTTGTTCCGCTTGTAACGGGCATTGCTGCGTGTGAATAAATATAGGAAGATGGGAATAGGTATAGGTCTCCTGCCTTTGGCTTAATCTTTAAATTAAACTTATCAAAGAACAGCTCGCCACCTTCATAATCATCATTAATATATCCTACAGAAGACAATACACATATATATGAATATCCGTGATCTGAATGAACCTGAAAGTGTTGATCTGGGCCATATTTTACAAAGTTAAATGATTCCCAATAATTTAATGGGGCTAAACCGAAGGCGTTTCTGTACTCTTCAACTGGCTTTAATTGAGCATTATAAGAATCTTCCCAAATCTTTTCTAGCTCCATTTCTACTTCAGTTTTAACATCTCTATAAACAACAATTCCATAATGTAAATATTCAGCATTTGGAGAAAACATTATTTTTTACCGTACTTTCTATCTATGTAGTCTTCATACTCTTCTGTATGTGTGTCGTCATTATAATCTAGCATTGTAACAAATGAATACTTAGTTCCAGACCTTACTGGCATTGCTATATGTGAAAATAAATATGCTGATGGAAATATGTAAAGGTCTCCCTTTTCTGGCTTAATATTAATATTAAGTTTAGGGAAATATAATTCTCCGCCCTCGTAGTCATCATTTGGATAAGCTACTAACGAGACAGTTGATACATATGACCATCCGTGATCTGCATGCTCTTCAAAGTAATGGCCCTTTTGATACTTAACAACATTAGTCCATTCCCAAAAATCCATTTTAATATTATAAAAATCACAATATGTTTTAACTGCTGGTGCCTGTGATTCATATAGATACTTATAGATTATATGATCTTTGCCCAAATCACTTAACTTAAAATCAAAGCATTTTCTGTAGTCTAGATCTGTTTCTTCTAGTCCAACTTGAGCTTCAGTCCATTTAGACTGCTTAGCATCTACTGCTTTTTCTATTTCGGCAATTATATCTATGTCATCTTTAAATACGTCTGTGTATTTCCAGAGTCCTGGGAATATTTGAGTTGCTTGCATATGACTACTTTAGCATTTAATATTTAGTTAGTCAACATATGGATTGGGCATCCATTGTACGCAAGTGAGTCTCCAGCAATAATTAATCCATAAGGCTCTCTGTAGAATAGCAGCGATCTTGATTCATGCTCTATCATGTCTACAGACTCTACTGGAATCTCTATTAAATTACCTTCAGAATATGACATCATTATATCGCCGACATTAATTTCTGTAGTTGTCTTAAATACAAAAGCATTGCCTGACTTAACAAGGACTTGTTCTGATATAGATAGCTTTTTGCTTACATCATTATTAAAATAAATATAAGATGGATATATTTCTTCCTTGATTGATGTAACCTTAGATGTAGCAAACTTTACATTCTCTAAATCATTTGAATTCCATTTGCCAACTAAGTCAATACATGTAGGAGTAACATCTCCGTCCGAACAATTTGTATCTCCAAGCGGAATATTGTCAAAAGTTACTGTTAGCAACAAATCATCTACCTGAATATCTTTTGCGGGCTTATATCCATTTTCTGTAAGCACGAGAGTGTCTTCTTGAATACAGAATCTAGGTGGGCTAAAGAACCCTGGAGGGCCAAAGAATCTAGGTGGGGAGAAGAATCCTGGAGGACCGAAGAAGAACGGTGGACCAAAGAATCTAGGTGGGGAAAAGAATCCTGGAGGACCGAAGAACCCTGGAGGGCCAAAGAATCTAGGTGGGCTAAAGAATCCTGGAGGACCGAAGAACCCTGGTGGACCGAAGAACCCTGGAGGGCCAAAGAACCCTGGAGGAGAAAAGAATCCTGGTGGGGAGAAGAATCTAGGTGGACTAAAGAAAGCTGGTGGACCAAAGAATACTGGAGGGCCAAAGAAGAATGGAGGTCCGAAGAATCCTGGTGGGCTAAAGAACTGTGGTGGACTAAAGAATCCTGGTGGGGAGAAGAATCTAGGTGGGCTAAAGAACTGTGGAGGGCTAAAGAACTGTGGTGGACTAAAGAACTGTGGAGGCGCAAAGAAAGCTGGGGGGCTAAAGAAAGCTGGGGGACCAAAGAATCTAGGAGGCGAGAAGAATGTAGTTACTTGTGCTGTAGTTGCTGGAACGGAAGTTCCATTAGCATTAATTGCAACAATTGTATAAGATTGAGAAGTTCCACCAGACTCTGATATTGTATAAGGAGATGTGGCATTTAAATATACGGGACCTGGAGTTCCATCGTCTGTTGGCAACTGTGCTGAAGGATCGCTAGATGTAATTGTGTAGCTAGAAATTGCTTTTCCTCCATCATTTGCTGGAGGTGTCCAAGAAACTACGTCTTGATCTGGAACTGTAGAACTAGCACTAGGTGTTCTTGGAATTCCTGGAACAGTTGTAGCTGTGGCTGAATTTGATGGTAATGAGGGTTCCGATGTTCCATTATCATTAATTGA